GTGCCTGTTACCTTGCCCTTCTTGTTCTTGACCTGATACTTGCCTCTGACTTCAAAGTTTACAGCCTGTAATACTTTGGTGTCGCCGTTGTATGCCGAGAGGTCTATCGTGACCGTCTTCTGCTTCGTGGACTTACCAACGCTGAGGTCTGTCTGCTTGCCGTTGATGTACCCTTGTATGTTCGAGCCCTTGATGACCTCATAGTTGAGCGAGTAGTGCGCCTGCTGGTCAGTGATGTTGCTCTCCTGCTGGTCCCATGCGAACGTGAACTTGTTGCCCTTTCGGGTTATCGCTTTTACCTTTGGATTCTTCGCCATTTACGCCATCCTCGCTTCCATCTGAAGTCTTGACATGAACCTGTCAGCCCACTGCTCCGGGTCTTCCGCTCCGTTCACGTTCATAGTCACGTTGAATGTGTTCCCGCCTGTCGCTTTATCAAGCTTCTTCCAGAATGGATCCAATGGCACGATCGCTTCAGGCCCTCTCTCGCCACCGCCGAACAGTGTCGGACCATTCATAATACCGCCTTTGGCATACCATGATACGCTGAGTGAAGGTATCGAGCCCTTGAGCAGGTCGCCTATCTTCCATCCTGCAGGTGATATGCTGAAGTGCGGCATCGGAATGTGCGGTGAAGGTACGCTGAAGTGGAAGAACCCTTTGATCCTGTCCACTATGCCTTTGACGGTGTCCGCTGCAGTCTTGATAGGATTTCCTATCGCATCCTTGACTGCGTTGAACACGCCTTTGACCTTTGCGGCGATACCGCTGAATGACAGAGTATCTTTCACCTTGCTCGCAAATGACTTGAACTTGCTCACCGCTCCACTTATGATGGTGAACACCGCAAGGAACGTGCCTGAGAATATGTTGGCCAATGCTCTTATTACTGCACCGACCACTTTGATAACGCTTCCAAGTGTCGAGAACGCTTTCTTGAGCACCTTACCGACTATCGAAGCCACCTTACTGAGTATAGGAGTAATCGCCACTATTACAGGAGCAAGCTCGTTGGCTACTCCCCTTACTGTGAGCATTATCTCCGCTATCAGTTCCTTAAAGAACGCTATCGCACTGTTGACTACAGGAAGAAGAGCACTGCCTATTGCGGATGCCAGACTGTTGACTGCATCTCTGAACGGTGCGCTCTGCGTATATGCCGTTACAAGCGCCGTCCCTATTGCCGCTATGAGCGCCGCTATCCCTATCATTGGTGCTGTGATACCTGCAAGCACAGGGATTATCGCTCCTACTGCACTCACCATAGATCCTATAATGATAAGAAGCGGACCACCTACTGCAAGGAGCCCCGCTATCGCTACTGTTATCTGTGCAATTATAGGATTGGCCTGCATGAAGTTGATCACCTGCCCTACCGCCGGAAGTATCTTCGCACTGACGAACTCGGCTATCTGCTGCAGAACAGGTGCGAACTGTGCGCCTAACTGCTCCTGAAGGTCGCCTAACGAGTTCTTCATCTGCTGGATCTTACCGAGCGGAGTATCGGCAAGCGTCTGGTTCATGTTACCTACGTTCTCAGTGATAACCTGTGCCAGTACCGCAGCCCTTTCCTCTTCGGTCCCTGTCTTTAGTATCGCCGCTTGCGTCTCATCGAACGAGATACCAACTCTCGTGAGCGCTCCTGTCTGACCCATGAGTGCTTTACCCATAAGGTTGGCTATCCCTGTTGCGTCCTCAGCTGTTGCGTTGTATCCCTTCTGCTGTGCCAGTAAGTTGTTCATGGCAGGAAGCAGTGTGTTGACCGTCTCCGGCATCTTTGCAAATGTCGCTACCTGCTGTGCGCCTGAGAGCATTACTTCGTCACCGATCACGCCCTCTTGCTGAAGTGCGGAAGCGTACTCCATAGTAGCTTTAGCCGCTTCCTTTGTAGCGCCCATTCTGGTCTTGTATATCTCGGTCAGTTTGGTTTCCGCTGCGGTCTGTACTTCATACGAGCTGAGAGCGGACTTTATTCCTGCTACAATAGGAACGGATACCGCTGTAGCGATAGCTCCGGCTTTCATAAAGCTCCCGCCAAGTTTCGTGAGAGTGCCGCCCAGAGATGAGCTTACTTTCTGGCCTGCAGCTATGCCGGCTTTCGATGCTTCCGGGTTCAGCGTGTTTGTTATCGAGTTTGATATGCCTTTTGCAGATGGAACTATCTGCACATAGGCTTTACCTACTTCTGTTGCCATTATCTTTACCTTTCATGGCTCGCTTTGCGTGGATCTCTTTCCACTCTTCGTAGGTCATACGGTGTACCCCCGTCTGTTCGGCGTCTCTTGTCATGGCTTCATACAGACTCTTTGGCCTGTTCCTGCCCTTTGCGCCTGCCTCCGTCTGCATCCACAGGTTGAGGTTCACTGCGTCATAGATCCTCGCAAGCAATATCTGCTCGGTATTGTAACTAATACCGTCTTGTTTCTGTCTTATCCTTGAATCATCCCTTAAACCGGCAGCGAGGATGCCAAGCGTCCTGCAAGGCACCCTCTTATAGTCGTATATGTGGTATGTTTCGGCCATATCACATATAAATGCCTCTTCGTCGAGCGCAAGCATGCCGGCAAGGGTCATCAGTTTTTTGCGGCTTTCCCCATAACTTCAACAAGAGCTTCGCCCATCAGTTTCGCACTGACAACGCCGTTCTCATCTCTGATATGTTCTTTGAGCTTCTTAGTCTGCTCCTCGCCGAAGACCCTTTTAACAATTGCAACTGTCGCTGCGCCGTCTCCTTGCTGTGCCTTCTCTGCAAGTTCCAGAATCTCATAGTCATCATTGATCGAATCGCTCACGTTGTACTTAAAGCCGTTTTTCAATGTCCCCTTCATTCTTTTTGCCTCCCTTACGATTCAGATGCAGGAGCCGTGTATATCTTTGCGGTGCTCCCGGTTACACTGTCATAAAGGCATGTGAGCGTGATGTCGTATAAAGCCGTCTCGTCACGCTTGTAAACCATGTCTCCGATCTCGGAGATCTTCCCTTTAGGGATTACCGTACGCTCTACTCCGCCGTTCATGTCCAGCGTTTCAATTACCCATATAGCCTCTTCAGGATCATAGCCATCATCTTTGATGGTATAGCCCGTTTCATAGGTGCCTGATACGTTTGCGTCACCATAAATAGCTTTAAGCGCATCCGGATTATAGATCTCCATGAGTGCAAACGATATTGTTTTGACGTTTTCCGTCTGCACGTTCCGTACTATCTTGCCACCCATTTCACGCAGGTTCTCGGAGCTCATGTCTCTATGGAATGTAATTCCATCTTCGGAGACAAAACCGAGATCCTTGAAGCCAGCAGCAAGAGCAGTTGTTGCGTCTGTCGGCAGCGTGGTCCCGAGGGGAGCCTTGTAAATAACGCTGCCGTCAATAGACTTCATAGTTGTTACATATTTTGAATCTGGCATATTGCCCTCCTATCCTCTGTAAACAATGTTATAGACCGCCTGATAGCGGTACTGTTTTTTTGGTAGATTTGTTTGGCTGTAGTCGCTCTGGAACAATGCGGCACCAACAAGCGCTGAGCCATTGAGTTCTTCCATTACGCCTCTTACTTCCTGGTTTAATGCAGCAGCGTCATATAATGATGCTGCATAAGACTGAATCGCAAACACTGCGGTCATAATGTGGTTTCGTCTGCTGCTGTTGGTGCGCTCTATGATTACGTAAGAATCCGGAGCGTCCTTTGGGACCTCAAGCCAGCACGGGACTGACAGCCTATCATTCAGGAAGTCATATAAAACTTTCTCTATCATCTGTCATCCCCCCTAAATAGACTTGAGCAACGTGTTGTTGTCGTAATTGTCCTCCACCGCTTCAGCAGTATCGGTTTCAACTGACACGTTAGCTCTGTTCGCACCTATGTGTGTGCTGTAGCCAGTGCCCGCTCTACCTGCTATGTCATCTGCATAGCTTATAAGCACACTTACCATCCCGCTGCTTTTAAGCAGCTCACGCACTCCGGCACTGTTTAATTCAAACCGTAATTTGTTACTCATAGCTCTCAACCTTTATCTGCCTGTTCCAGTCGAGCGGCAGCATGGCCTCTATGCCCTCAGCATACTGCCCGAACGCTTTGAATGTGCGCCCGAAAAACGAGACATCTTTGTCCAGCCAGTCATGTGCGTCACCTTTAGGTATCGCAAGAGTGTAGACCGATTTTTTGCCATAAAGATCAAGTTCGCTCACCTGATCTGATATGCTTGTCGGGTACACAAGTACGTTTTCGACATCTACTGGCGTTTTGCTCACTACTGGCTGGCCGAAGCTGTCTTCCGCAATCGTTTCCTCTTCATATAGAGTTACTGTGATTCCGTGCAAAAACCTGGCCATAATTCAATCACCCCTAACTTCTGCCTCCTGAGCCCGAGCCTTGCGAGTTCACTTTTTTTGATGAAGAGTCCTCCACCGGGCACGAGATATGTACCAGACATTGAGTACCCTAATGCGGATTCGGAAGCCTGCGTCATTGGCTCAGAGTCTGTAGAAGTCATCAGCGTCCTGGCTACCACATCAACTGTGACTGACTTCGCCACAGACGCAAGTGCCTCATCTTCGGCTATCATCGCATCAAGATCTTTGCCGACCTTTGACGCTTCACTTCTCAGTGAATCCGAGACAATCGGGAGAAGGGCCTCAGCCCTCTCCGTCTCGTCTGTGCTCAGGGGCCTCCACAATGTGGTTATGTCGCTGATAGTTGCGAAGTCTGCCATTGAGGCCACCTCCTAATTAAGCGTTGTGATAAACAACTGATGTTGACTGTGTGATCTTGTATCCGAAAGCGATCCTGCCCTGTACAGCGCTGCATCCAATGTGAGCACCGTCAGCAAGGTCGTTGACAGCAACAGGAGCAGACCATGCCATAGCAAAGTGGCAGAAGTCGCCGTTTCCAACTACGTAGTCGACTGTCTTCAGAGAAGATCCTGAGCCTGTTGTGAGTCCGTTCAGGTTGATCGCTTCATATACAGGGATACCAGCAAGTCTGCCCATGTATCCGGCTCCGAGTTCTCCTACGTTTGCCGCAGCACCTACGAACTCTGGGCTCTGGATGAGCTTTGCGTATGTGTCAGAAGTAACAGCGATCCAAAGCTTGGTCGGGTCTACCTTTGCTTTCTTGACTGTAGCAACGTCTGTAACGATCTTCTCGTATACATTGCTCTTAGTCAGAGCTGTTGTGTCTGAAGAAGCTGTGCCGTGTGCGATAAGGTCAGCAGCAAGAGCGGCATCGATTACGTTTGCAAGCGAATATCCTGCAGAGTCGAGTCTCTCGGCTACCATGCCGTCTGGAACTGCTGCAGCCATGAAGCCGTCGATGAGCTCGTTTACTGCATAGTCATTGTCACATACCATTGTCTGATATGTTGTAGCAGGGTTGCTGATAGCAAGACCTGTGGCTGTAACATAAGCGCCTGCTGTAGCGTCTGTTCTTACAGGGATCTTAACTGCGCCAGCAGCTGCAGATCCGTCATGTCTCTGGTTAAAAATAGCTGCGAATACGGAGTTAGCTCTCAGCTTCGCATCTACGATCTTGGAATATGATTCCTGTTTGTTTGTGTCCTGTGCCATGATAATCTCCTTTAAAGTTTGATATTAGGATTAAGTTTTTTGAATGCCGCAGTGACGCCATCTTCAGCCGTAGGCTGTTCGGGGTTGTATCCTGGAACCTTTTGCTTGCCTATCAGGTCTTTCAATGTTTCAGCGCTCTTTCGTATCGCTTCTTCATCATCGCCCTGCAGGTAATCCTCCGCTCCAGGCGCAAGTCCGAGCTCTCTTGCTATCCGGGTTTTTACCGAGTCCTTCTCGTATTCAGCAATAGTGCCGTCCTTCTCCGTTATCTGCGTTTCCAATGCGGCTTTCTCATCTTCCAGCTTTTTCATCTGGTCCTTTAAGTCGCTGAGTTCCTTCGTCAGGTCTTCGGTCTTCTTGGTAAAGTCATCCGGTGAGATGAAGTCCGCAAACTCCTTTCTCCCGATCTCTTTGCCCTCAAGCCTCGCCTGTCCGACAAGGTTGTTCACTTCTTCCTGAGTGAATGTCTTTTCCTCTGCCATATTTAGTTCCTCCCACTCTTTACCGTTGTAGTCACGTAGTTTGATTTTATTAAAAAGACGAGCTGACGCCCGCCTTCTAATAACTGATTCTTTGTGTTTTGTCTCCCTTATTCTCGGAGCACTGCCATATAGCAAGTATCGCCGAGTCCAGAAGCCCTATCTCCATCTGGTCAAACAAGGCTTTGTATCCGAAGCCTCCGTTACTGCCTATCGCACGCTTCTGACAGTTCGTAGCCACCTGCGTAAGCGACGGTTGATCCATGTGGCAGATGCCCTGCTCGTACAATAACTGCTCGAACCTTGCATTTGCCACTATGACCTCTTTGACCGTTGGCAGGATAACACCTTTGACATGTTCCTCTTCAAGGTCTTTCTTCAGAACGTTCTGACTTCCGGATCCATCTATCACAATAGCTTTCGGAGCCATGTTCTTCATCAGCTTGACTATCCACGATGTACCGCTTCTGATAGGCTGACAGTCGATAGCCTCAAAGAATATCCTGCCGTCATCCGTCTTCGATGCAACAGATACAGATACATAAGTCTTGCTGTACTTGACGCCGACATACAGCCGGCTCGATATCTTCGGTATAGCCTCACACTTTATGCTGCTCCACTCTGTAGCTGATATATCCGACTGCAGGTTGTGCTTTGACCAGTACCCAAGCCTCTGAATGTTGAAGTCGAGCTCGTCGCTCTTGTCT